CCTGCCATGATTACTTCTCCCGTGGTCCGTCTGATCCGAGCTCCGATGCGATCTGAATGCCGTTGAGCCGAAACCACTCATTCGCACCGGTAGTGAGTATCTGCATTCGTACGTAGTTGCCCCGTGCTGCCGCCTGTGGTCGTATCCGCACACCTGTCGTTGCGGCACCACCCCAATAGGCCGTCCCGTAGGTGCCCTTACCCCAACCCTCTTGTCCGGGGTTGGCAATCGACTGATTAGTGCCTAGCGAGACTTGGTTCATGCCCACGCGTCCTAAGACGGGCCGCACAGTGATTTGATACGACCCTTTAGCTAACGCACTCACATACACCCACCCGTATTGCTTGACCCAGTTGGGGCGTCCCTGTGTGTAAGCACGGGTGTAGATATACTTGCGGTATCCCGCATTTTCGCGGTTATCGCCATAGTGCAACTGGAATACCTGACCCGCGTTATTGCCCACGACCTGTATGTACTCGCCCGACGATTTGAGCATCGTCCCTGCGGTCATGTTCAGCAGGTCCGCACGAGTCCACCGCACCGGCTTGCGGCGTCTTGCCGTGTTGGCGATATAGCACCATGCGGGGACCGTCTTGCCCGTAGACGGAGACCATGAGTAGTACTCTTTGCGCTCGTTGTTATATACGGCAAAGCTATTGTCGGCGTACACCATATTGCGCTTACGGATCAGTTCGGAGATCGGTTGCGATGCATCGCGGGTGATAAAGCTACCAGCCCGCTCTGTGGGTATCAGTGCTTCGACGCCCGAATCGGACATAAACATGATGTACCCGCCACCCTCTGGTCCCGCCTCTTGGATCGAGAAGTGAGAGAGAGTGCCGATATTGGGACTAACGATCTCAATGGAGACCTCGTTGATCGTTGCCGCCATTGCCATGCGAAAAACCTTGGTACGCTTGAAAATGAACAGGTTGCCCGCAAAAGCATAGAGTCCGGTAATGTCTCCACCATACCCTCTGTATATCTGTATGTTGCCAGATCCCGTGCCGGCCCAATCCTCGCAATCGCTGGTCACCGAGTAGTAGAGCGTGTCTCCCTTCGCCAGAAACAGCTTGCCCATGAACGCAGTAGGAAACTGGCTTGCAGACGGTGGACTGCCACCCAAGGCACTCAGTGCGGTCCCGTTGTACTTTTTGACCGCGTCTTGTCCGTTAGCAAGGACAAGGATATCGGCATTGGTCGTATCCCCGTAAAACATCGATCCCGAAACGCGAGTCGTTGCGGTGGTGTTGAGGCCGGTCCCATCCGTCACCTGGGCGAAATCGCCTGTAGTGCGCTTGTAGACCTTGCCATCGTCTCCCGTAGCGACTAACTGCGTCCCTTCCGCATAGTCGAAGAGACCAGTGATAATGGGTGTCCCACCGATGGTCGCACCTAACTGCTGGTATCCCCCCATAGCCTCCGGGTTATCTGCGGGACCATCATAGACGATGTTCATCGCGTCCCACATACCACCATCGGGGAAATCGGGGTTATCCACCGCGTAGGTGCGGTCGATACCCTCACCAAACCTTTGGTATCCCTCTTCGCGCCAACCAGCCATTACCTAGCCGCCGGTTTGGTATCGAAGTAAATCTGCGATTCGGCCCGCACGTTGATACCGTAGGACCGACGATACGTAGCTACCGACATACTGTTCGGCGTTATCGTTGTCGGTCCTCGAATAAGGTTGATGATTGCCAGTTGGTATTGTTGCATCCAGTACTGCTGTTCGACGTAGTTACGGTCCCACTTAGCCGCTCTGGCGCATACGCGGTACTCCACCGCATCGTATGCCAGGTCCGGCGCATCCCCACCAAACAGGTTCGTACCGAACGTGGTATTTTCGGTGTATTTGGTGGTATACCAGAGATCGAGGACGTATTGATCCTTGGGATAGGGCCATAGCTTGTAGACGGGTTGGTCGCTACTGTCGGCAATGATACGAGCCAAGACCATCGGCTTGCCGGAAGTGTTGCGATGCAGATCACCCCCCGATGCCGATAGCAGTTCCGGCATATCGACTACGCCGACTTCGTTGTTCGGGCCGGTGCCTTTGTTCTGCCCAAACCATGTTTGACCGTCCGAGAAAGTCACATACTGGATTGAGTCCAGATCGGACGTACTCAGTCCATACTCGTCCTTGAGTATGACATACTCCGCAGACGTAGTCGTAGTGCCTACATATGCGGTCTCTATGGTGAGGGAGTGGACCCCACTGACGCTGGAGTCTACTGCCGTGACTTTGTAGGAAACCTTATCGGACCCGACCCGGAGGTACATACCCGCCGCGACACTACCAAAATTCGTCGCATTATCCCCATCGTCGTCTTTGGACGTAATCGTCGTAGACCCGTTAGTGGCCGCGACTGTGCCGGTGGTGATATCGTCGGTGGTGGTAAGCGTAGTTCGAGACAATCCCCAATTGAATCGCTTGCGTGAGAGGATGTCTCGTTTGGCGTTATTCGCCTCTTCGATCAGTGCTTGCTCAAGGATATTTGTTGATGTGAATTCGGTGATCTCTGGCTCTTTGATATCCTTGAGTGCCGCATTAATGACCGCACCAAGTGTCTTAGCCATTGATCAATAAGCCTTCCACTCAACATAGATAAAGATTGTATCCGCCGATGCCGCCGATGTGGTAGTCAATATCAGATCAGCATCGATGCTAGTTCCTGTTGATTGCAGGACTCCGCCACCTGGGGTATCGGAAAAGTCAAAGTCAATGCGTCCCGTTGCGGCTAAAGGATGCATGGCAATGGGCACATCGGAACTATCATTTTCCAGTTCCAGCTTGGCACTGATACCCTCTGATGCGACGATGTATCCTTTGACGATTTTTAGGGCACTCGTATAGGACGTTAAGCCACTTAAATCCACTACAACAGATTCCGATCCATCGTCAAAATCGCCAGTGCCCGCCCATTCGCCTAACCAAATGGTGTACCCGTTATGGCCGGACTGCTCGCTTTTAGTTACTGGTGTTGGTGCCGCCATACTGATGTCCTCTCTGTTCGATTACTGGTAATACGTGGCGGAGGTGCGGCACCCCGAAAGGCACCGCACCATCGATGTGATCGTCTAGCTAGAGCCAGACGAACCGTAGATACCCCGTACATCACCCCAACCGGAAGACTGAGCAAACTGACCAGATATCTTGTAGTCTTTGGTGTCAAAGTCATAGATATAGTCCGTGTTGAATTCTTCACGGGTGTAGGTCAACAACTTGTGGTTTGCCTTCTCAGCGAGGAGGAACCACGCGTTGGTGTCGGTAAGGTAATCCCATACGACCAACTGCAAGCCCAACCCGTTGATCGGGTTGACTGCCGATTCCGAATCGCCGGAACCACCGTAGTTGACCGTGGGGTTGCCACTGGAGTCGAGCAAGCGGCTGGCAGTAAACTGCGTGTCCGGGGGTACCAAGAGGTACTTAGGACGGATCGCCAGTTTCTTGCCCGCACCATCAACGAAGACCTTGCGGAAGTCGATGAGGCCGGTTTCCAGGGACGTTTTCGACAGATCCGCTTGTGACGAAGGTTCGTTGCGGAACGTGCCACCGTCTTCGCGTACATGGTTGGACGCAAACAGTTCGATGCCATCCGGGCCGGTATACGAAGACGAGAACCCGTTGTTGAAGTGATTGGCAAGGATGGTCTCTTCGGTAGCGTTGGCAGAATAGGCCAATTCAATAGCCATATCTTCCATCACTCCGTAGAGTTCGTCCCGCATCATTTCACGGGTTGCCCGCATACCAAGAGCGTAGTCCACATGAGTGAACGTGCCCTTATGCCCTTCGACCATCGAAGAGTAATTGATCGACTCGCCCTCTAGCTTAGTCTGCAAGAGTCCGACCCCACCAACTGTTTGCGTGTTTTCCTGGTACTGCGTCGATTCGCGGACGTTGAAAAGCCCGCGTCCGATCTTATCGCGCTGGTCATAGGCATGATGAATAACCATATCTATGCCGCGCAGAGTGGTAAGATTACTAAAATTACCGGTTACGCTAATTGCTGGCATTGTTAGTTACTCCCCTATACGCCCGCAGTACTACCGGTACGACGATGTGCAGCCCACTGGACGATGTAATCAGCATTATCGCCAATAGCATTCTTCGTGCCGTCAGTATTGTCAGATAACAGGATATCCATAAGGATGAACTGGTTGGTGCCAGAGGCATCCAACGTGCTCGTATCGATTTCCTGGGTGGATAGATAAGTGGTGGTGTTCAGCGTAGTAAACGTCGAATCACCGGTTTCACCGATATGAGCTTGGACTATGGTATCGCCCGCCCCATCGTCTTGCGCTTGCATGACCTGATTGGGGTCAATTGCCAGCGGGACTCTGCCCGCAGTGCCAGTAGCCGAATGTCGAATAGACACACCAACGGTATTGGTCGTATCACCAGCCGCACCGGCAACATCTACTCCACCGTCTGTAGTCTGCAATACCACATCGTTGATACCAAAAGCGGCAGCGGCGGCATCCTTGTAGAGGTGCTTCACTGCAAGCAGTGGACCCCAAGGCTTGAACCCGTATGCCCTATCTGGATTTGCCATTACGATCTATTACCCTCTCGTATATTGATGGACCCTGTACTCAGCCCACGCTCTGCCGCTCTGGCGAGGTTCCTCGCTTGAGTGGCATCTGCGCCCTTACGCACTGCGGTGTCGTAGACGTTGCGAGCATGGCTTTCCAGCTTGCGATCAAAGTCCTCTTTGCGGGCCGATAGGCTGTTGTCGTTTTTGCGCGTCTGGATGGCATCCATTCGTTCCCTCAACTGTGCCGGTGCTTTCATCAGCACCATTTCGTTTGTGCGGACGGTATCGTCCTCACTGCTGTTGTTGAGGTTCGGGACAGTGTCACCCTCTTCGCGTTTGACGAGCTCCCAACCCATATCCTTATTGCGATCCACGTTACGCGGGGCAACCCATCGGACTCCCCCACCATCGCGTGTCGCACGTTCTTTGATCACTGCCGGGACGTAGAGCGCATCGAAGGCATCATCGTCATTGACAACTTCCAGTTCCCCGGATGCCTCAATGGCGTTTTGGCTTTTATCCAACTTCTCCGGTGTCTCATCCAGTGACCCTCGCTCAAACCCTGCAATCACCCGAAACAGGTGTATCCTGCTCATATGATCGCGTAGCTTGCCCGGTTGGGCCTTACCTTCGAGGATGTGACGATGAGCGCATATAGGGCAGGTATGACCGTCCTCAGACTGAGCAGTTGCCCAATCCAATGCACGTTCGATATCCGCACTATCGTTGGTTGCCACCGACTTTTCCTTCGCCTCTTTCGCGGCGTTAGCTTGCGCTTTCACCGACGATTCCTGGGGTTGCGTTTCAGCCATTAGCCCTGCTCCTTGATCATTGCATTAAGGTCTTGGCCGGTGGAATCACCGGCAGTATTACGCCCTAATCGTTCGAGCGTCTTCATGTCGTTTTTTTCGACTAGACCTCGCAAAGATCGAAAGCGGGTGGCGGCATCGCGCAACTGCCCCTGCTCTGCTTCCCGTGCTTGGTTGCTGTTGCCGTTTTGCCCCGGTGCAACGGGAGTATTGCTACCCACCGTACGCCGTTGCGAATACGGCTTTACTTGCCCACCCTTAATCTCATCCATGACGATCTTAGACATCAGTAGGTCCATATTGGCCGGGTTCTCTGCCCACTGCGGCTGGGACTGCAAAGCACTTGCCACCTTGCCTGTAATCCGTTCCGCGTCTTCCGGGCCGATCATACCCTTGCCCACCATATCTTGAACTTGGTTAGATACGTGAAACGTACTCTGGATAGAGCCCGTCTGTTTGTTCACGTAATCTTTTACCTCGCTCATTATCTCGTCTTTGGACGCTACGCCTTGCTTGCCGATCTTGTGGTTGAAATGTCGGTCAAGCATTTCGTATACCTTGCCGCCGGTCTCGTCATCACCCAACATCTGCTTGATGTATAGTTCTTCCGAGTCCGGTTCGGTGCTGGCTGGTTCCTGGGTCTGCTGTTGTGTTTGTTGCTGTTGGACCCCTTGAGCAAACTGCTGCCACTGCGCTTCCCGTTGTCGAAAAGCCTCTTGCACTTTGCCCAAATTTTCCTGGGCCTCATTCTTCTGCGAGTTCACCT